GTTTTTCTCCCCCCCAACACGGGAGGAAAAACGGCCCGAAAACGTTGGAATTTCAAGGAAAAGAAAGGATACGGAGAAATGAGCCAAGAAACATTCGACATCTTCGACGATACCGCCGGGCGTCATGTCGGGCAACAGGAAAAGGCCACCCGTAGGCTGATCGAGAGCCTTACCGAGCGTTCGGGCGGCGAACTCGACCCCTTCGCCACCACGTTGTGCGCCAGCCTGTTGTCGTTGGCGCAGAACATCGACACCCAGCGCAACGCGGGCAAGGAGATAAGCCGCAACATGAACACCTATCTGGACAACGTTCAGAGGCTTCAGGACATGTACCCGCCCGAACCGAAGGTGGACGAGGACGTGGCCGCCTATCTTGCCGAGGCGAAGGCATGACGGCCCAGCCGCCGAGTATGCGGGCCGGCACCAGACGCGACCCCTCGCGCCGCACCGACGGCGACGTGGTGGCGAAGACCGCCGAACTGTTGGGCAAGCCCTTGTTGCCGTGGCAACGCTATGTCGCGGACGTGGCCGGCGAGATAGACGAGACGACGGGAACGTACCGGTACGACACCATCGTGCTTACCACACCGCGCCAGTGCGGCAAGTCCACGTTGATCGACACCGAGGACACGCGCAACGCCCAGTTGGGCAAAGACCGCAAGATCTACTACCTTGCCCAGACCGGCAAGGACGCAGAACAGCACTTCAAGGACTATGTGAAGCAATTGCACTCTAGCCGGCTGGGCGCGCTGGCCCTCAAGCCCCGATTGAGCAACGGCGGCATGGAACAGCGTTTCGTCAACGGCAGCTTCATTAGGCCCTTGGCCGTCACGAAGGTAGCGGGCCACGGCGTGCAGATGGACAAGTTCACGTTGGACGAGGCGTTTAGCCTGACCGAGGAGGCCGGCTATATGATCTTGGACGGCTTGGGGCCTACCATGAACACGCGCTTGCGCTTCACCGGCGTGCAACCCCAAATGTGGATAACATCGACCGAAGGCACGGCCGCTTCCACGTTCTTCAACAGCCTGTTGGACGGCTTGCGCGGCGGGAACGTTCCCGAGCGCACGGCGTGGTTCGACTTCGGCTTGCCCGACGACGAAGACCCCGAAGACCTCAAGGCCGTGGCCCGCTGGCACCCGGCGGCTGGCCTGTTGTGGGACTTGCGCCAGTTGGCCGACTTCCGCCAGCAGTTCGGGGACAACAAGGCCGGTTGGGCGCGTGCCTTCGCCAACAGGCGCGACGTGGGCATAGCCGAGCGCGTTATCAGCGCCGACCTGTGGGACGCGACCGCGTGCCAGCCGGTGCGGCCCGACGATCTTGACGGCAGACCCGTGGTGTTCGGCGCTGCCGTGGACGTGGACGCCACCCATACGTCGATCAGCGCCGGCATAGCCGAACCCGACGGCACGGTTACAGTCCAGTTGCTCAAGGTCTTGGACGGCACCGGCGCGGCCCCGGCCGAGATCACACGACTGTGCGCCAAGTATTCGGCCCCGTTGTGCATGGACTCGCGCGGCCCGAACGGCGACCTGTGCGACCGGCTCAAGGCGTTGGCCGACATCAACGGAGACCCGGCCGTGACGTTCGTGGACATGCAAGCCGGCGACTTTCTGGCCGTGGGCCAAGCGTTCGTGTCCGGGTTGGAAAACGGCACAGTCAGGCACGCAGCCGACCCCGAGCTGGACGCCAGCGCCGCGAACAGCGCCCGCACATGGAGCGGCGACGCTTGGCGCGTGTCCCGGAGGGGCAGCACCGGCCAGACATCGCCGCTCGAAAGCGCCATGCTTGCCGCGTGGGGCGTCTCCCATAGGCCGGAACCCGAAGGGCCGTTGCAAATCTTCTGACCATAGCCGGCTATGGCGGACTGTGGCGTGCAAGGGCGCGCGCCACTCGCCACGGCCAGCCGGGCGGGCGCATGATATGCGGCATGAACGACTTGGGTTTTTTCGCACGCTTGCGGTTCGCCGGTAAGATCATCACGCGCGGCGTGGCCGCCGTGGACGATCTGCCGCCGGAGATCACGCCGCCCAGCCGCACGCCGGCCTATGACCCGTTGCAATTGTCCACCGTGTTCCGTGGCGTTCAGGTGCTCCAGACCGCCATCGCCGGCTTGCCGTTGCATGAAATGCGCGGCGGCGTGAAGCCCACCGGGCTTTCCTCGAACACCGCCCGCCGGGACGCCACCCGTAGCCGCCGTGACTTCATCAGCGACATAGTGGCGAGCCTGTGCCTTGACGGCAACGCCTTCGTTCGCAAGCTGCGCTATGGGAACGAAGTGGTGTCGTGCCAAGTCTTGCCGCCGTCATTGGTGACCGTGCGCGACGATGGCCGCGACCCCGCCGCGCCGGTGTTGCGTTACACCTATCTGGGCCGTGAGTACACGCCCGACGACGTGACCCACCTGAAATTCCTGAACGTGCCCGGACGCTTGCGTGGCCTTGGCCCCATATCGGCGGCCCGCGAGGAGGTGGAGGGCGCGAAGATGGCCCGCGACTACAAGGCCCGCTTCTACACCGATAGCAGCAACGTGAAGGGCTATCTGAAGAGCGACCAGAAGATCACGCCGGACAGCGCCAAACAGGCCAAGGACGATTGGGGCAAGGCCGGCAAGGCCGGCGACATTAAGGTGGTGGGCAGCAACCTCACCTATGTGCCCTTGGACATGAAGCCGGCGGACTTGCAGTTTCTGGAGACGCAGAAGTTCGACACCACCCAGATTGCCCGGTTGCTTGGTATCCCGGCCAGCATCATGCTGGCCGCCGTGGACGGCTCAAACCTCACCTACTCGAATATCGAGCAATCGTGGATTGAGTTTGCGGACTACACGCTGGCCGCCTATACGGGCGAGATCGAAGAACTGCTGAGCGGACTTCTGCCGCGTGGCCGCGTGGTGCGTTTCGACTGGGATTCCAGCCGCCGCGCCGACATGGCCGACCGGTACAACGCCTACCAGACCGCCATCGGCAGCGGGTGGCTGACCGTGGACGACGTGAGGGAACGCGAGGGCTTGCCGCCATTGGAACCCGAACAGGCGGCGCAGATTCAACAGATCGGAGGAACCACCAATGAGCAATGAGCATGACGAAAGGCTTATGGAGACGCGCACGCTCAACGTCTCCGGCCTAGAGGTGCGCGACGCCGGCGGCGACGGCATGACGTTGGAGGGCGTGGCCGTGCCCTTCAACCAACGCTATGCGCTGTGGTCTGACTATGCCGAGGTGATCGACCCCGATTGCGAGTTCGGAGACCGCCGCACCGTGAAGGTGTCGCGCGAGCATGGCGAGCTTATCGGCAAGATTACCGACATGCGCCGCGAGGCGGACGGTTTGCACATCACCGCGAGGCTGGCCGACACCGAGGGCGGGCGCGAGGCCGCCGAACTGGTGCGCGAAGGCGTCTACGACGGCTTCAGCATCGGATTCAGGCCGGTGGAAAACAGGGTGATCGCTTCCGACGACGGCGTTACCGAGGTACACCGCCGCAAGGTGGACTTGTTCGAGGTGGCCGTTACCGGCATACCCGCCTATCCGTCCGCCGAGATCACCGGCCAGCGTTCCCAGACCACAACCACAACCAACGAAGGAATGGAGGAACCCAATATGGGCGACAACAACAATGAGCAGCGCGACAATGCCGTGAACGAACGCTTGGAGGCGTTCGGGGAGGAACTGCGCGGCATCAAGGCCACCGTGGCCGCCGGCTTCAATGCCGGCAAGCCCGCCGAACTGGGCGGCGAGTTCCGCACCGCCGGCGACTACCTCAAGGCCCTTTCGGACGAAAGGGACGCCAACCATGCGGCGGCCATCGACCTTATGCGCCAGACCCGAGACCAGATCGTCACCGGCGACACCGGCAACACCGTGGCATGGATTAAGGACGATCTGCGATTGATCGAACAGCGCCGCAAGGTGACCAATGTCCTTACCCGCGACACGCTGCCGGCCACCGGTATGAGCATGGAGTACAACGTGGTGACCGAGGACACCACGGCAGTGAACAAGCAGACCGCCGAGGGCGTGTCCCTGACCTTCGGCAAGGTGAAGTTCGGCACGAAGACGGCGGACATCAACACCTATGGCGGATACACTACGCTGTCGCGTCAGGTGATCGACCGAAGCACCACGCCCATGCTGAACACCGCGCTCAGGGCGCTGAACAACGCCTATGCGAAGGCCACCGAGAACGCCGTGCGCACCTACCTGTACGATCTGATCGCCTCACAGCGCGACGCCACGTCGAACGCTAACAACATCGCGGCACCGGCCACGTTGGACGCCATGACGCCAGACCAGTGGGCCGGCCTTATCCTTGACGCCGCCGAGGTGATGGACGACCGCAACGCGGCCATGACCCGTCTGGGCGTCAGCAAGGACGTGGCGCTGGCCCTTATCAAGCTCAAGGACTCGGGCAACCGGTTCTTGGACATCTCTGGCAAGGGCAGTGACACCATCGGCGCTTTCGACCTGACCGGCGTGGTGGGCGACCTTATGCGCGTGCCGGTGTATCTGCTGCCGAAGGCACCGGCCGGCACCGCCGCGTTCATCGACCCGACCGCCGTGACCGTGTGGGAGAGCGGCGGCCCCACCCAGCTTTCCAACACCGACCCCGTGAACATCGTGGACAACTACAGCGTCTACGGTTACATGGCCGTGGCCGCCACGTTCACCGACGGCCTGTTGCCGGTGAAGTTCGCGGCGGCCGGCGAGAGCGGCAAGTGACGATGGACGACGCGCAGTTGCTGGCCCAGCTTCGCAACGAAGTGAACGTGCCGCAAGGCGACGACGACCGTTTGGGCGCGAAGCTGGCGGCGGCCAAGGCTTACGTGAGCAGCGCCGTTGGCACCGCTCACGTCAAGGACGAGGTGCTGGCCGATTGCATCGTGTCGTGCGCCGCGGACCTGTACAACAGCCGCGACGCACGGTTGGGCGTCATGGACGTGGGCGACGGCACCACCGAACCGTTCCGCGTGTCCACGGACCCGTTGCGTTCGGTGTGGCCGAAGCTCAAGGCCGCCGGCGTGAACACGGGCGGGCTGGTGATCGCATGACCGTGAGCGTGCGCGAGGAACGCGAAGCCCTTATGGAATTGCTCAGGGACGCCGCCGGCGACCTTGTGGACGTGGTGACCATCGACGCCCAAGAGGCCCGGCCGTTGCCCGGCAAGGCCGTCATGCTGGTAGACCCGCCGACGATCACGTTCGACGGCTACCAGTTCCAAGAGCGCGTATGGACCGTGAACGTGATCGCCGGCACCACCGCCACACAGGTGGCCGCCTTGGACATCATCACCCCCGTGGTCGAACGGCTCTGGGAACGCCGGGTGAACATGCGCGAGGCCAAACCCGTCACCTATTCATTGACGGGCGTGGGTAACCTCGCGGCCTACGAACTGACCCTGAACCCCTTGGAACTTACCGAAGACTGAACGAAAGGAACATATCATGGCGAAAATCCGCACCCTAGGCCCCGGTTCGCTGAAGATCGGCGCTACCGGCAGTGAACAGGACTTCAGCGCCGACGTGACCAACACGGCGTTGGAACCCAGCACCGACACCGAAGACCCGGACAACTTTCTGGACGGGCACAGCGAGGGCGGCAGCCAGACCGAGTCTTGGACGCTGACCGGCAGCGTCAAGGAAGACTTCAGCATGGACGGCCTACAGGTCTGGTGCAATCAGCATAGCGGCGAGGAACTGCCGTTCGTGTTCGTGCCCAACACGTCCGGCAGCGTCCAGTGGTCTGGCAACGTCACTATCGCCAGTATTCAGATCGGCGGCGACGTGAAAAGCAAGAACGCCAACGACTTCAGCTTTGCCGCCACCAACGTGACGCCCAGCGCCTACCCGCCGGCCGGGGCGTGACGCTTGGCCGGGATGTATGGGGCCGGCGGCAACGGCTGTCTACAGTTGCGTGGAGCCGGCGAGTTGGCGCGTGGCCTGAAGAAGGCCGGCGACGATCTGAAAGACCTCAAGGCAGTGAACCGCGAGGCCGCCAGCATCGTGGCCGGCGTGGCCAAGAAAACGGCCCCGCACGTCTCCGGCAGACTGGCCCGCACCGTGAGGGCCGGCGCGACCCAGAAGGCCGGCGTTGTGCGAGCCGGCAACAAAGGCAAGGTGCCCTATGCCGGCGTCATTAACTACGGCTGGCCCGGCCACCATATCAAGGCGACCTATTTCGCCAACAAGGCGGCGAAGGACACCGAGCCGGAATGGACGGCCCTGTACTCTCAGGCAGTCCAGAAGATCATCAACCGCATAGTTACAGGAGACTTGAGCAAATGAGCGACAACACCAACACCACCGCGAACACGCGCGTGCGCTACACCGACGGCCATACGGACGAAATCATGGTGACCATGTTCCAACGCACCGCCGCCGAAACCTACGGCAAGGCGCACGGCTGGGGCACCCTCATGGAGGCCGCCGTTAAGTTCAACGCCTACAGCGCCTATATGCGCTGCCGGCAGACCTCGCTAACCGATCTGCCGTTCGACCGGTGGCTGGCAACCGTCGTGAGCATCGAGGATATCCATAACGACGTCGAACCCGAACCCGAGTACTACAACAACGACCCGATTCCCTCATCGCACGAGGGCGGTGCCGCCGGCCCTTTCCACGATGGGACGAAAACGGACTGAACGCCTATTCGTGCGTGCTGGCCGCACGCTTCGGAGGCACGCCATGGGCTTGGAGGCGCGAGAGCGGGCCAAGCCCGGAGGATTGGGGCACATGCCTCGATCTGCTGGAAAAGGAACGCGAGGCCGCCGAAGAGGCCGAGCAAGAGGCAAAGGAGGCGAGAGGGTGAAAAGCGCGATTCTTGCCATTCGCATTATCGGCGACGCCACTTCGGCTGTGGCCGCCATGGACAAGGCCCAACGTGCCAGCATGTCCTTCAAGGACAAGGTGGGCAAGGCGTCGGTTGCGGCCGGTGCCGCCTTGGCCGCGATAGGCGCTGGGGCCGCGACGTGCGCCAGCGCGGCCGCCGACCTTCAGCAGAGCGTCGGCGGCGTCGAAACCGTGTTCGGGCAGTCCAGCAAGCAGATGTTGGAGTGGAGCAAGGACGCGGCCACTGCCGTGGGCCTGTCCCAGAACGAGTACAACCAATTCGCCACGCTGGTGGGCAGCCAGTTGCAGAACTTCGGCATGTCTGTTGACCAGTCGGCGGATAAGACGAACGAGCTGATCGGCCTTGGCGCTGATCTTAGTTCGATGTTCGGCGGCACCACCGCCGACGCAGTGGACGCCCTGTCTTCGGCGCTCAAGGGCGAGATGGACCCGATCGAGAAATACGGCATCAGCCTGAACGACGCGACTTTGCAGGCTCAGGCCGCGAGCATGGGGCTTGGCGACCTGTACAAGTCGGGCGACCGCAACGCGAAGATGCAGGCCACGCTGGCGGCCATCACCGCACAGTCGGGCAAGGCCGTGGGTAACTTCGCGCGCGAGGCCGGCACGGCACAGGGCCAGCAGCAGCGCATGAACGCCGCGTTCGAGAACGCCAAGGCCCAGTTGGGCGAAGCGCTGTTGCCGTTCCTCACCCAGATGGCAGAGAAACTCGCGGCCGTGGCCACATGGATACAGGCGAACACGTCATGGCTCACGCCGTTGGTGGCCGTCATCGCCGGCGTTGCCGCCGTGATCGTCACACTGAACGCCGCCATGACCGCGTACAGCGTCGTGGCCGCCATCGTGGCCGCTGCACAGGGTGCCGTGAACCTGTCGTTTCTGCCGGTGGTGGCCGTGATTCTGGCGATCGTGGCCGCCATCGCCGTGCTGGTGATGAACTGGGACAGCGTGAAGAAGGCCGCCGGCGTTGCAGCCGACTGGATAGGCGAGAAATGGGATTCGCTGTGCGCGTGGTTCAAATGGACATGGAACGGCATTGCTGATTGGTTCGGCGGTGTGGGTAGGTCCATATCCGACGCCTTCGCCAGAGCTGCGCAGTGGGTGCAGGACAAGTGGAACGCCGTCGGCCAGTTCTTCAGGAGCGTTGGAGAAAGCATCAAGAACGCGTTCACAGCGCCGATCCAATGGGTTGCCGATCGATTCCAGTGGCTTGCCGATAAGGTCCGTGGAATATTCGATTGGATAAGCGGAACTTGGAACAAAGTGAGCGGCTGGGTAAGTAACCTGTTCGGCGCGAGGAGAAGCATGGCTTCGGCCAGCGCGTCGTACATGGCCCAGCCGATGCGCGTCTACCAGTCGTCAACCGTCATCGACCCCACGGCCACGGTCATGCCGTTGCGCGCCCGTGCTTCGGCACCCAGTCTGTTCAGCGCTTCGCCCATGACGGCGGGCCTCGCCGGACGGACGCATACGGCAAGCGTGACGGTGAACATCAACGTGGACGCGCACGGCAACCTCGACAACGACAAGGTGGCCGGGCAGATCGTTGACAGTCTCGACAAATGGGCGCGCGTGAGGGGAAAGAGGCTGTCATGGTGAACCGCGTTCCGATCAGGGAAACCGCTTGCATATGGTTGGACGGGCGTGTGCTGCCCGACCGCGAGGACATCACCGGACTGCCGTCGGCATTGGTTCCGTTCACCGTCGAATGGGGCAAGAAAACGCCGTGGGACGACCCGGTGCCCAGCGTTCTGCGCATTAACCTGCTGGACAGGTCCGGTGAGTGGAGCGCGAAGGCCGACAGTCTGCGCGGCCATCGTATCAGCGTCGGCACCACGCCAACCAGTAATTTCCGCCTGTTCGACGGCTTCGTTACCGATTGTAGGGCTGTCGCGCTTGACCGTGGTGGCACAAGGCTTGAGGTCACGGCTTCGGACCGGCTCTATATCGTGGCGACCGACACGCGGCAGGGGCCCAACTCGGGAGAGTGGCAGAAGAAGGGCTATCAGTGGGCCGGCTCCGATTTCTTCACTTGGCTGGACCAGCGCATGGCGCAGGACGGTATCGTGAGCGCGTATTACAACGTGGGCAGCATCCATGGCCGTGATTTCCTCGCTTCGGAACAGGTGAGCGTGCTTGATGTCATGAAAAACCGTCGCACCGTGCAGGTGAATGGCGTCAATACAACGCGCATAGACCGCGTGCAGTACGTCACGACGTGGAACAGCGACGGTGCCGCTCGCCTGTATTCGCCGTTTTCCGATTTCGGCGCGAAGGTCTATTACATGGGCAGCCGCGTGAAGGCACAGGACACGCCCGGCAGCGACGAATCGCTGGTTGACGTCATGGACGATCAGCGCTTCGAGCTTGCCAGGGCCGCGACCATTGGCGCCGGCGCGCAGGTCACATCGAATGACCAGTATTTTTCGCACGTGGAACTGCGCTGGTATTCGCAAACGCTCACCAATCCGGGAGCCACGCAGGATGAAATCGATCAAGCGGCGACGTACTGGACCTACACGCAGGACCGGAGCAGGCTTGTGGAGGTCGATGTGGCTTCGCGCGACGGTGCCAGCACTCTGACCATAGGCATGGACGAAATCACCGCCGAAGGGTCCGACCCGGCAACGTTCGACGTGAGCAAGGTAGTAGCCGCAGTGAGGGAAAGCAACCGGCGCGCACGGCTGCCCGCCGTCACGTTCCACTCAAAACGGTGTGACAACCAATACAGATTCGTGCCGGGGACCGTAAAGCTCATGGTCATTCTCGGCAGCAAGTACGAGGCGCGGTATCCGGCCACGCACGGCGCGTGGCTGCCGATCAACGGCACCGTGACATTCGACCCCAACGACCGTCTGGGAGCTTGGAGCAACGAAATGAACCTGTGGCCGTCGTTCGATTCGTCCGGCACGAACACCGCCACCGTGCGCGCCATGAAAGCGCTGGGCAGCGGGGCGCAATACTTTGACGCCAATTGGCCGGTGGGCGCGCTCCGATACGTCAACGCGGTACGCAAACCATAGGAGGGAAGCACAAATGGTCAGTTACACCGACAAATACCGCCTGCCATATCCGAATGACTCCGACATGGTGGACCAACTGCCGTCAATCATGCAATCTCAGGCGCAGGCCATAGAGAACTGTCTGACGGGCTTTGATTTCGACGGGCAGGACGCCAGCGGCCTCGCCTCGCGCGTCACCAGCTTGGAACGATTGCTTACCTCGATCAGGGACAATACCGTGGTGCTGTTCGACAACGACGCGAACCCGTTTCAGGGTGCCGTCACGCTGAGCGAGAGCGCGGAGAACTTCGAGAAGCTGGAAATCTGCTACAAGAGCAACGACAACGTGTATTCGGCCGTCACCGTCGCCAACCCGAACAACAAGCTGGTGGTGCTCACCAGCAGCTACTACCAGAACAATGGCAGCAGCCTGTATCTGAAATCACGCACCGTGCAAATCAACGGAAAAGTCATCAACACGTTTGAGGACGGCAACGGATACCACACGGGCGAGGGCCAGGTGGACGGCTCCAACGCCGCCATGATGGTTGACAGCGTGACTATCACGCAGGTGTACGGCATCCGAAGAATGGCAATCATCTAGAAAGGACAGTCATGGACAAGACCCAGATAGCGGCGACCGTGATCGTCGCCGTGACGATTCTGCTCGATATTCTCACCGGCTTGGCTAAGGGCGCGGCGGCGCACGACATCGACAGCGCCAAGATGCGCAGAGGCCTGTGGCACAAGAGCGCGTATCTGATCGTCATAGCCTTGGCGTTCACCCTCGAATACGGGCAGCGTTTCGTGGATATGGGCTTCGCGGTGCCCCTTGTGGTTCCGGTGTGCGTCTACGTCATCGGCACGGAAACCTCAAGCGTGCTCGAAAATCTCGTGGCCATCAACCCCGAACTGGCCGACAACCCGTTGCTGGGCCTGTTCGGGCGCGACGGCGACGGCAAACCAACAGACAACGGAAAGGACGAATGATGCAATGATTACCTTTGACCAGTTCATCTCCAAATACGACCAGAAATACGTGGACGTGGACGGCTTCCCCAAGTCCCATCCGGCGCAGTGCTGGGACCTGTGGTGCAAATACGCCATGGAGTGCTGGGACACGCCGAAATCAGCCACGCACACCATCACCGGGTGGGCGTGCGGCGTCTACACGCACCAGTGGCCCGCCAACGCCGAACTTCGCAAGAGGTTCGACAGGCTCGGACCGGACGTCTCGCCCCGCAAGGGAGATGTGGCGTTCTGGTACAACCCCGGCGCGTCGTCATTGCGCAATCACGTGGCCATCGTGATCGCGGACGAGGGCAGCCGCCTGTACACGTTCACGCAGAACCCCGTGCCCGCGAGCAGGCACCGCTTGCCCAAGACGGGAATCATCGGCTATCTGAGGCCGAAAACCAACCAATCCAAGGAGGATGACATGCCAACACCAAGCGAACTGTGGAATTACGAGCTGGGCCGCGACGCCCAAACCGGCAAGGACAACTGGCCGGCGTGGATGCGCCTCAGCCGCGCGCAGCAGAACACCGACGACATGAAGGCGCTGCTGTCACGCACCGACGACGCGGCAGGCGGCGACACCACTGGCAACATCTACGAGCGCGTCTGCTACATGGACAAGCGCATACGCGAGATGGAATCAGTGCTTTCCCGTCGCGACGACGCCGCCGATGAAGGCGAAACCAACGGCAATATCTACGAGCGCGTCTGCTTCATGGACAAGCGCATTCGTGATATGGAAAGCAAGATCAACCAGATCTTCGATCTGGTCAAGGGCTGACCTGTGAGGGTATGGCGCTGAGCGTCCACAAGGGCCGTTCAGCGCCATGCTTTTCCGGTAAAATTGATGCACGCACTCAATGAGGAGGTGCATCAACGTGAAAAACTTCATCCGAATTATCGGGGTTCTTGCATCCGCCGCCGTGCTGTGCTCTTGCGGCGGCGCACCCACCGCAGCCCCGACGTCCGAGCGGCCGGCCTCGCCGGCCATTGCGTCCCCGGCGGAACTCGAACGCGCCAGAACGCCCTCGCCGGAAGCCAGGGAAGAACCAGTTTCGCAGCCCAAAACAACGAAGCGGGATAGGTCTTCGACCACCGCCGAAACGAAGCGGACGGACCGGACCGACGCCCAGCAGAAGCAGGAAACCGAATATCATGATCTGTCCGGGCTTGTGCATGATCTCGGCTCCGGCATCATCGACGAAACCGGCGGCGCGGCGAGGGTGCCGGACGGCGCGCTGAAGAGTGCGTGGACCGCGTGCACGCCGCACGAAGCCGCCGGCGGGCAGTCCCTCCGTTCACTCGGCATCGATGGCGGCTGGTTCCGGTACCGTTCCGAGAGCGGCAGCGGAATGTGGTCAAACGGCAATCCCTATGATATCGACTGCATGACGATTGAACTCAACGCCGGACAACGGGACTTCACGGACACCGGCAACGCGTGGGAAAGCTTTACGTGGGATGGATACCGGGCTGTTTGGCGTCGCAGCGGGGACGAAGCGGACGTGTATACCCTGCCCGAATGATTACCCGGCCAGCCTGACCGCCACCATGCCCGCGCGCAACCGTTCGTCGGGCATGGCCACGTAGATTTGCGTCGTCTCGACCGACGCATGGCCCAACAGCCTTGCCACCAAGTACAGATCATGCGTGGCCGCATATGTCGTCGTGGCGTACCGGTGGCGAAGGCTGTGCGCGCCGTACCCGTCCGGCAGCAGACGGCTTATGTGCTTGCCCACGTAGCTTTCCTCGACATGGCCGGCCCATCGGCCGGGGAACAGCCACCCGCCGCACGACTCTATGGTTTCGGCCAGATCGTCTGGCAATGGCACTATGCGCTGTTTGTCGCCCTTGCCCCGGACTATGAGCGATTTGCCCAGCAGATCGTCCATGACGTCGCGCGCGTGCACGCCGGCTATCTCGCCGCGTCTCAACCCGCATTCGGCTGCCAGACGCAGCATCAGTATTTCGGCCTCGTTCGCCTTCGCCAGCGCCGCCAGAATATGCCTGTCCGGGCAGGGGCGTGGGTGCGCCTTCGGACGCCTGACCTTCGGCAGTCCGACTGCTGGATTGTCGCTTCTAAGCCCGGTTCGCTGCGCCCAGCCGAAAAACGACGCCATGGTGTTCCTGTACGCCTTCAGGGTTTCCGGTTTCCACTGTTGGCCGGCCATCCACGACACCAGATCGTCGGTGGAGACGTCAACGGGCGATTTGTTCAGGCCTATGGCCGCGTGGGTGAGCTTGTAGCGCCGGCAACGCACCGTGTCATCGCTATAGCCGCTGGCCAGCAGTGATTTCACCCAATCTTCAACGCTCACTCGCCACTCCGGTGGCGGCTGCAACTTCTTTGCGTTCATGGCACATCATCGTGCCTCACGCAGCTAAGATGAAAGATAATCGGCTCCGGCCGGCATGGATTTGGACCATGGGCCGGGCGGTAGCCCCAGAGGTCCATGGTTCAAATCCATGCCCCGCTACTACGAGACCGTCAGGGTCTAGGAATCTAGCCGGTGCAATTCCAAGGAATTGCCCGGCTTTTTCCATATCCTCAATAGTCCACGCAGTGACCCCGCGCATTTTCTGTGATATGAGCGTGCGAGACACGCCGAAGGCCCTTGATAAGTCGGATTGATTTTTGTTCCTCATTGCCAGAGCCACGCGCATGTTGCCGCTGATTATGTTTTCCAGCGATATGGCTTGCTTTTCATGCTCTAAAACTTGTGTAGTCATACTGAACAGTATACATGATTGTTTAGCGTCGGTTAACGTCAATAACCGATTTGTGTGAAGTTGCCTTCTCATGCGTGTACAATGTGAAGCATGACTTCTCAAACTATCGTTGCGGACGGCGCAGCTAAGGCCATTGACTTGCTTTGCGAAAGTAATCATGTGACGCGCGCCGAGCTGAGCCGCGTACTTCATATCACTCGTTCGGCTATGTCTCAGAAGATGACCGGCAAGAGCGTGTTCACGCTTTCCCAGATTCGCAAGGTTGCTGACTATTTCGACGTTTCCGTGGACTCTTTGTTGGGCCGTGAGCCTTTGGAGGTGTGACATATGGGCGTGCGTTTCGAGATCACCACGGAACCCGGCACTGTTGCGCCGGGTGATCTGGTGGTGTTGCGGCTGGTGACCCAGAAGGGCGGCGTGAAGTGGACGTGCGGAACCGTGCGTTGCTTCACGGACGACGAAGACCAGCCGGCAATCGTGCTGACCACGGGCAAGATACCCGAGTACGACGGCTATGGGCTGGTGTGTTGCATCAAGTCGATACCCGATGAAGTGCAGATGGCTATCAACGACGATGGCGAGGTGGTGGAATGAGCGACGATCTTGTGTGCTATGACGTGCCGGACACTGACGGCATAAGGCTGGTGAAGGAGAGGCCGCCGGCCTGATCGGTTGCCTTGACGCGCTATTGGGCGACGATAGCCCGCTGTAGCTGTCGCCGTCTGTCATAACTTCATAGCCCTTGACCCAGCCGAAGGTCGGTTGCTGGGTAGGCGTGATAAAGCACCCGGCCGCGCTTCGCCCAGCGCGTTACAAACACGCCGGCTGTGGGCCGGTGGTTACAACGGCCGATGGTAAGGCCATGCGGGTGTGTTATCGAGGAACCTAGGCCGCGTTTACCGGCAGACCGAGGCGCTTTACCGGCATACGTGCCGGGGTGTGGGTTCCACCCGCCTGACGTGTCAAAGCGTGCGCCTTAAGCGACGGCCCGGCTCCATACCGAAGCCCTTTCGCTGGTGTCCCTATCTAAGAAAGCAACAGTGTTTTCAAACATAGGGGCACCCGCTCTAACCACTCACCACCCGAAGTCTTCAACAACGATCTAGCCGACCGATTCACCCGAACCGATTGGAGAAAGCGAGAACACATTATGAGCATGGTTTACCGAGATCAATTGAGAAAGCAAGCGAGGAACAGGAAAACGAACGAACGCAAGCAACGGGCCAAGGACCTGAAGAACGCCGTGAAATGGAACTTGCCGAGGCTTGAGCATGACACCATCGGCGTGGAGAACGTGCCGCGTGAAATGGTGGTGAAGTTGCTCAGGCTGGACAAGGTGAACGCTTCGGCGGACCCGACCGGCAATCATTGTATGCAATCGTTGATCGCCGGAGGCTACTTGCTTCGCCCTAAACGTCGATACGGCGTTGAGGTGTTCGGGCGTGACGATCTGGTGCAATCGCTCAGGGCTTACGCGGGGGTGTGCTGAACATGCGGGCGTCTTTGAAACTGGTGATCGAGGAAACCGACGAAGCCGGCACCACCACCTCGACGCTGCCGCTGGCGTTCGGCATGTACGACGACATGGGCAACCCGGTGGCCGGCGTGTACGACGCGAGGGAGGGCGACCGTCGGCGTCTGCGCTTCGCCACTTGGTTGCTGCCGGCCATCACCGAAGCGGTCAGGCAAGCTAACTACGACGCCGACCCCGACCCGGAGGCCGGGCTATGAACCCGCGCGCGAAGCTCAACGCCAAACAGGCGGCACTGTATCTTGGCGTCAGCGAAAGCATGTTGCGCAAATGGCGCGGCGAGCATTACGGCCCGGTGTTCTACAAGCCCACGGACGCGCCTAACTGCCCCGTGCTGTACGAGGTTGCCGACCTTGACATGTTCGTGGCGCAGCGCAAGCGCAAGGCGGCCCGACATGCCGCGTAGGCAAGTAGTCGCCCCGTCCATACGCGCCGCCGAGATCGCGGCGTGGGGCAACGATTGTTGGCTGGAATTGCCCGGCTGCACGAAGGTGGGCACCGAGGACGACCATATTGTGCCTTACGCGCATGGAGGCAAGGACACCGTGCCGAACCTACGCCGCGCGTGCAAGCATTGCAACGCCAGCCGCCAAGACCGCGTGCTGTACGGCTACGGCGGCCGCCTTCACATGATCGTGTGCCCGCCCGGTTCCTGTGACCGCGAGGCCGTGGACTGGATACAGGCGCACGCCAAGGCAAGCGACCCGGTGGTGTCGTGGGCCGCGCTATCCGCCGCCATGAACGTGGACGAAGCGGACATGGAGCAACGGCGTGCAGTGGCCATGGCATGGTCCGCCGCCTACCGCCAGTTCGCCAAGAGCAAGGCACCGTTGGACGTGTGGCTGGTGCGCACCATACCAGCCAGCCGCCGCCACCCGCAGATGCTGGCCGAGTGGGTGGCCTTGGACTACGACATAAGGGTGCTTGACCCCGGATATGCCGAGAGCATGGCGCGGGCCAAGAACGACATGTACCGGCGGCTGGTGCGCCAGTGGTACGCGCTGCACCTATCGCAAGAGACCGTGGACGCGAGGCAAGCGGCCAGACGCCGCCGTCTCGCCGCCCTTGGCTTGCGCTCCACGCCGTCTTCGGTGCCTTCATCACGGCCGGAATGGTGATTTTTTAAGCTGCCGGCCGCCGAAAAGAC